CAGAGATGTTTTTGACGGTCTTTGAATCCTGCGAGTAATCGTCAGAAACGGAATCGAGAAGGAAACCGGTCTGTTGCGCAGCGATGCCGAAAAGGCCGGTAGTAGTGCCGAAAGAGGTTGCCATAAGCTTACCTCTTGCGGCATGTCAAATTCACCCCGTCCGCACAATCCACGCTTCAGCCGTGAACACCGCTTCAAAGGTCGTCTCTTCCCATCGCGTGCTGCCGCCGTCCATCTGGAAAAAGTCGCATTGCACGCCAAGGCCGGTCCCGCTGATCAGGCTCGCTACGTTGGTTGTCCCGTTGATATTCCGCTCGATGGTGTCGGCCCACGACTTGAGCGTCGCCCGTGTCTCGCCGTCGCCAGAATGCGCCCGCAAGGTAATCTCAACCGGGCATTTCATAACGCCTGGAAGCGCCAGCGAGTGCCGCTCAGGCTCGCCAACGTCAACCGCAATGGTCGGCAGGTCAATGTCCGCAATGGCGCGGGCGTCGACGACGGTGATGGATGAGTCAGGCTTAATCGGCTCAAGCAGTGCAATCAGCGCGTTGGTGAGTTTGTCGGTAGTCATCAGATTTCCCCTCGGAGCTTTTTCAGCGCAATTGTCATGTAGCGGAAGTTTCGGGCGTATCCTCGCTTCAATGCCAAATCAATCACTGCCTTGGACTGTAGCCCGTTGATGTATGGGAGTCGGTTGGTGAGTGAGATTGTAGAGCCTAAACCCTCCGCCCTGATAGATGCGTCGCCGTTGCGTGTCGCATGGCGTCGAATCCATTTACTGATTCCACGCATTTTTTTTCCGTCGATAGCCTCCCCGGCAGCAATCCAAGCGCCTTTCGCGGTGCCGGCTGCCGCTTGTTTCTTGCGGAGCAGGTCCACCTTGTCCCTGATCGAAATCGGCTCACGCCTGAATCGCCCTTCGGTCTTCAAACCCTTAGGAACTTGCCCTTTCCGCCTGACTTGAGCGTGGACGAATCCCGCTGATCCTTGAGTTCCCGCTACGTTGGCAGCACGGATTGCGCGGTCGATTTGTTTGGCGATGCTCTTTTGGAATCCTGCGCCCTGCTTGGCTGTAATGCCGTAAGGCGGGACAAGCACCGCTAGTTCTTTCGCGCAACCCTTCCCGAGAAGATTCATAGACTCTTGAATGGTCTTGCCGGTCTCTCTTGAGAACTCGACCATTCTTCGCCGGAATCCGCGAACGGATGATTGATCCATGGAAAATCGGATCATTTGCTTTCGTTCGGGTCGCAAAGGTCAAACCGGATCGCCACGGAGCCGACTCGGACGGCGTAGATTCTGAACGCCACGCCGCCGACCGTGCAACGCTTGCCCTTGAGCGCGGCGGGCGTTGTAACGTCGCCAGGCTGCGCGGTAGCCATCGCCTGCACTTCCGGCTCAAGCCCTCCTAGCCCGCCGTCTGAGTTGCTGCTGTAGTCGTCCCAGACCACGCTAAACGTCTGCCCGTTGCAAACCATGGTCTTCGTTCCCATGGTGGCGTCAACCTCGTTGTGCGAGGTGTTCAGGAAGTCGTCAATGATGCTCACACCATAGGCGCGGCGTCAAACGGACTCAGGGGCGGCTGTGGTCGCTGCGTCGTGCCGGTAGGTGTGAAGCACGGCGTCGATGTGATGCGCGGTTCTGACCCGCTTCCGCGCCTGCTGGCACCAAACCAAGTCCTCGCCGTAGTTGCTCTCACCGAATAGGCATCCTGCCACCGCTTCCCGCTTCCAAGCGCAAACGTGCCAAGGTGCGCGTAGGGTGATGCCACCCGGTGTAAAAGGGCCGTCTTGGTTGTTAATGCCGAAATGCACTTCGGATTCGAGCCCGTTGTAAATCGCCCGTTGGCGGAACGTGATTACATCCGCGCCGGCATCCGCTGCCGCCAAAAGCCTGTCCACGTAGTCGCCGGAAACGTCGTCGTCGTCGTCCACAAAGGCGATGTATTTGCCGCGTGCGATGTCAACTAGAGCTTGTCGCTTCGCGCCGATGCTGCGGGCGCGGTTGTCGCAGAGCGCAAGCCATTCCACCGGCCGCCCCTCAATTTGATTCTCAACGGACATGTGCAAGCCGTGAAGGTCACTTGGATTTGCCGCGTCCCTTTCGGTGAACATCCGATTTGGAATTGTCGGCGTGAGGATTGATAGGATTGGATTCATGCTTTTTGAATATCTTGTCGTAGTTGCTGCGGAACCGCTCGCCGTTGACCGGCCTTAAATCGTCGCCTTTGCCTGCGCTCATGGCTTCTTGATCCATACCCGCCCCATCGTTTCGTATTCGATCCCGCAATCGGCAAGGGCGCGTTGCACGTCGGGAGAGTCGATGTCGTGACCGGCGAAGATGCCGCCCGGTTTGACCTTGGGAAGCCACGCGGTGATGTCGGCCTTGACGCTTTCGTAGTCGTGAGCGGCGTCGATGAAGATGCCGTCCGCGAGTTGCGGAAAGCTTTTAGCGCATGTCATCGAGTCCATTTTCATTACCGAGAACGGGCACTCTGCCGTTTTTGCGTTTGCCGTGAATTCCTCCCAAACGTCAACCTTCCCGGTGTCTGTGTCTCCATTGAAGGTATCCACCGGGCAAACGGTCGAATCATTTTCCAAGTCTCGAATCCTCTGTTTTAGGTAAACCGCGCTTTTCCCTTTCCATGATCCAACCTCAACAAAGCATCCACCCATCGGAAGCGCCTTTGCCACGTAGTCGTAAAAGTCGCGGAAGTCGAACCAGCCTTGGATGTCGGCGGACACCTTCACGCCTTCGCAAAGGCGGCGGAACATGCCTTCTCCGGTCTTGTAGTGGTAGCCGTCATTCGAGCGCGCATAGGTCGCATCCATGTCTGCCTTCCCGAATGCCGGGTGGACATGCTCAAACGTGATCCGGTCGCGAGCGTCGATGACCACGCCATCCGCGAAAGCTTGGCGGCTGAACCAGTTGTCCGAGAACATGGAAAAGAACTCGGGATGGAAGAGGTAGCCTTGCGCCTTGTAGCGGGCGCGGGTGAGGATCGCCATACACAAGAGGTCGTCGTTCCGGTGGCCGTCGCTGACCGCTAGAACGGCTGGTTTTAAGGTATCGCCAACCGCTCCCAGAATCGCCAAGTCCCATCCGGGGAAAGGTTCCCAATCGTCGGAAAGCTGGACGAGGATTGCCCCGCTCGATGCCGCTGCCGCTGCGTTCCATGCGCCGACCGGTCCCGCGTTTGGCCATGAAACAACGTGCCTTGTCGCGGTCAGCATGAAGCTCGATGCGTCGTCGGCGTCAATGCCGAAAATATGCTCGATGGCGTCTGGATTCGATGCCGCCCGCAACCAGTCCATCCGGCAGCGCCAAGCCTTCGCCGGTCGGCCTCGCGTCGCGTGGAGAAGGCTGATCTTCGCGCCAGCACAGATGAAGTGATTCCGCTCCATCGTGTCGGCTTCCTCTTGCCGGTTGTTTACCCGTAGCGCCATTCCTTGGAGGTGAACGCCGAGTTGCCCGTAGTAGGAACGGCGCAAGTTCCACGGCGCTTCTTGCGGGATGGAAAGCGCCCCCATTGCCGTCGTCCATCCGAGAGCGGCCGGCGCGTCGTGAGGGACGCAAGCAAGCCCGAGTTCTCCAAATGCCTCGCGCCTGGTTGGATCGGTCGCGACTGCTTGGAGAAGCATCGCGTGCTTTTCGGCGGGGTCGCAAGCGAGCCGGGCAAGCTGGAAAAGCGCTTCGTATCGCTCGTTTTTCCCGACGCCTTCCATCCCGATAAACTGAATGGCCTTAGGGATTGCCTCCGCGTCCCGGTCGAGCGCGATGAGAGATTGAAAAACGTGGAAGTGCTGCGAGATAGTCCGCTTGTCCTCGGGAATGCTTTCAAGGATTCGCAGGTTCCGCTCGTCCCGGCTGGCGCTCCGCTTTTCGCTGGCGTGGACGATCTCCGCGCCATCGAAGCGCATGTGGTTAGCGCCGTCCTTGAACTTCAGGCATTCGTGGATTGGATTCTCCCACCGGGCGGAGCCTTTGCGCCAAATGCGCTCGCGCCAGTTGATGACGCCATCCTCGGGGATGACGTAGCGCATAAGCACGCCGTCAACGTGGTCGGGAATCTGCGGGAGTAGCGCCTTGATCTGCGCGATGCTGTCCGGGGTGATTACATCGTCGGTATCCGCCCACATCAGCCAGTCGCCGGTTGCCATGTCGCAAGCTTTGTTGCGGGCGGCGGCAAAGTCGTCAACGTGTGGCCAAAAGCAACTGTCGATGTCGTTGATGAACTCCGCAACGTAGCATCCTCGCTCTTCTGCGATATTAAGCGTTTCGTCGGCATCCTGATTCCCGATGGCCCGCACCACAATCACCTCGTCCGCGACTCCTTGGAAGTGATCCAAAAACCGCCCGATATGCTGCTCCACGTTGCCCGCGATTACGCAAAGGCTAATCTTGTTTGTCATGTTCGTAACCAGGCTTGCCGATTCGCCTCGCTTTTTCAAGCGAAAACCCGCTCCGGGTTAGGGAGCGGGTTTTGCCATGAACAACACAAACACCATCAGGAAGATTACGGCTTGGTCCCGTGGACGAGTCCCAAGGTGAGGCCGGTCGCGGTTCCGTAGAGGCACTCGAAAGCGCCATACATGATCCCGGTGGCCTGGTCGTAGGACCGGCGATAGCCCATCACGATGCCGGAAGGATCGACGGCCATCTCGGTAGCCAGGTATTCACCAGCGGCAAGGGGGGCGAGATAGCGCATCGCAACGCTGATTGCGTCGGAGTGAGCGGCGAAGGCAACCAACGAGGTCGCAGCGGTCGGCAGGATGTTGGTTTCGTAGGTGTCGAAACCGATCAGCCGGCCAAGGGTGCCTTGGCGAGCGGCCTGGGAGTCGCCAATCTGGTAGGCGTTCAGGACGTTCGCGGTCCCGAGGAGCGTTCCGCCGACCACGGTGTTGTACATGAAGCTGCAAACGCCGGGGTCAACGTCCACGTTGCGGCCTGCGAGGGTCGTCCGCATGGAGATGAGAGAGGCGAGCGTGTAGTTCGCCTCAAGCGTGGTGATCGTCGCGCTGCCAAAGTTGGTCGTGGTGATCAACTTCCAGATGTTCTGGAGCACCTTGTCACCAAGAGCGCGGCCAGCCTGAGCGGCAAGATCGTCGAAACGGGCAGCAGAACTGTTAGCAGTCTGCAAATCCGAGATGTCGAAATTGACGATGTTGTGCTGGTTCAGCGAAAGCGTGTTGTGAGTCACTGCGCCGCCTGCCGTCTGGTAGTTGGCGGTCGTTGCGTTGAACGTAGTGGCAGTCGCAGCCGAGATAAACGGCACGATGATGGTATCGCCGACTTTTCCGGCCTCGCTATTGAGGTTTCGGGAAAAGGCGCGGAGAGGGGCGAGCTTGGCGGTGAAAGCCTTGAGAGCTTCCTGCGCAAAGATAGTGTCGTTAAACGAAAGAGTGGCCATAATGCTGGATCAGTTGGAGATTGGTTAAATGGTGATTTCTTTGCGGATGGCTTCCTGATTCGCGTTGTAAAAAGCGGATCGCTCGGCCCCGGTAAGAGAGTTAAACATGTCCAGATTTGGCGTTTTGCTCGTCTCGGCGGTGCTGGAATTGCCAGCGTCTGCAAGCGGGTTAGGAAGGCCGATGGAAGCCGCGAGTTGCGAAGCGCCATTGGCGATCTTCTCGGCGGTGACGACAGCAGCGGCTTCCAGTTCAGGAACGCGAGCGGCAATAGCCTCAAGCTCGGTAACGCGGGCGTTTACGGTCGCCAGGTTGTTGCGAAGCTCGGCGGTCGCGGTTGCGGCTTCCTGCAAAGCGGCCTCTGCGACGCTGACCTTGTTAGAAAGTTCGGCAACTTCGTTTTCGCGGTTGGAAACCTCGGCTTTCAAGGTGTCGATTTCCGCCAATGCTTCGGCGCTGGCGGGAGAAGTAAGACGGTCGAGGATATTCATGCCTTTGTCCTTTGGTTTGGTGTCAAATTTACCGGTGATGATTTCGTTGATGAAATTCTTGGACTTGGCCTCATCCGCTCCCATCCAAGTCTCATTGCGCATCATGTCGCGCATCTCGTCGGGCTTTGCGCCGGTCTTGCCTGCGTAAATGTCGGCAATTTCGGCACTGATCTCGTCGAGCAGCTTTGCGGCCCGCGCCATGTCCTCGGCGTTACCCGCGACGACGTTGGACGCTTCGTGGATCATCATGCGCCCGCCCTTAACCATGCGGATCTTGTCCGCTGCCATCGCAATTACGGAAGCCATGCTTGCGGCCAGGCTGTTGATTGTAGCGGTGACAAATACCCCGCGTCCGCGAAGCTCAAGAAGTGCGTGGTAGAGCTTGTATCCGTCCAGCACGCTTCCGCCGGGGCTGTGGATCTCCAGCTCAAGTGTATCGGCTGCATTCTCAATGCAGTTTGTGATTTCACCGAAATCCGCACCGTTTGCCGCTGCCTTTGCGCCGAATACCAGTCCGATCTCGTCGATCAGCCGGGTCATTGAATCCGGGTTGATAGACTCGTTCAAGCGGACTTTGCCCGCCTTGTTTTCAATTGTCAGAATTGTCATCGTTTTGAGTAGGTGGTTTTTTGCCGGACGCCTCCATTTGCTCCGTGCTTTGTTCGTTCGGAGTCAGCATGGACATTTCGCGGTCCTCGATCTCAACGCCGTCGATGCTCCATTTTTCCGCAGCTTTCTTGCGAAGGTAAATTTCCCGTGCGCGGGCATCGTAATGCTCTTCGAGCGTTTTGCCGTAGTCCCCAAGGATGTCCTCATGGTTGACGTATCCGGCTCGCCATCCCTCAATCTGCTCTTTTGACATGCGGCCGTCGTCAATTGTCAACTTGCGCGGCATTGAAAACGTCCACTTATACCATTCCGGCGACTGCGGCAAGACTCCGAGCTTCTGAGCCTTGGCGACTGCCCATGAAACAATCGCCAGCGCGGGGCGCATCAAAAGCGATTGCCGGTCCTCGATTGCGCGTTGAGCTTTCGCGATCTCGTGCCGCTCCGCCGTGCCTTGTCCGCTGGCTTTCCATACCATCGCGTAAGGCCAGTTCACGCCGGCCAATGCGCCCCGAATAATCCGGTCCTGAAAATTCTCCCACGCTTCACCTGGGCGCGGATTGTGAAATGTCTCTAACTTGCTCCCGCTGTTGGCGCGGTAGTAAGTATTCATCGGCCCGTTGATGTTCTCAACTTGGACGCCCGGATTCTGCGATCCGTTTTCGCTTGATCCAGTCAGCGCGAATACCGGATCGCCGGTGTCGGGTGCGCCGGTTTCGTTCCACTCAATAAAGACGCGGCCTGACAGCATTGCCTGCGCCATCGTTTCAAGGTCGTGCGATTGCATCGCGTCCCGCAGCATGTTGAGCGACGGAGTAAACGCCGGAAGTCCACGCCCTTGCTCCTGCCACGACGGATCGTAAACGTGGACGGCATCACGGAAGGAAACCCATTGGATGAGGTTTAAATCCTCGTCGAGATAGGCAAAGGCAATTGGAGTCCCGACGCGGTTGTAAACAATGCCGTCCGTGAGTCGCGCATTCCGGTATAGACCTTCTTTGATCGGCCCGTCTTGGATTTTGTTTGGCGATCCGACGCGATGGCAGGGAATGTGCTGGATTCGGGGGAATCCTTCTTTGGTTTCGGTTAGAACGATGAACGCTTCGCCGTCGCGGTCAATGGCATCTGACAGCAAGTAAAGCTCCGTCTTAAAGTCGAAAACCGGCCCGCGAAGATCGCAGAGAGGGTAAAAAATCTCCGTCAACCATGCGGTCGCGGCGTCTCCAAAAGCTTTGTCTTCGCCTGTAAATTTAGGAGCCCACGCTTTGCCGATGGAATACATCGACTTCTGCTCTACCGCGCCAGAAAGAATCGGCTGATTCAGATAGAGGCGACGAGACGCGGAAACCAGCGTTTGACGGTCGATTGCAGGAACAAGTTTGCCGATGTCCTGGAGCTTGACCGGTTCCCATGGTCGCATCCCGGTATGGCGAGCCGCCCCGCGTGCGACTACGTGGCCGTATTGGTTCGCGAACGGGCTGCCGTATTGGTCGAGAATGGCCATAAGTTAGTATCGCGGGAAAGTTCGATTGCTCGGTCGCGTGTTTGCCGAAAGCCCATTGATCGCCATCCGCATGGCCGTGATTCGGTGCTGTTCCGGCAGTCCGACCGTCTTCTGCATCGACACGTTGTTCTTGCTCGCGCTCGTCACGTTGTCGGTCCCGCCCTTTGTCAAAAGACCCGACGAAACTGCCGACGAAAGCGCGGTTTTGATCTCCGCAATCCGAAGAGCATCCCCGCGCGCGTAATCGTAAAGGTCTTGTGCTGCCTGTAACGCGCTCCCGGCCATTACATGGTCGGCGTGTCAAAGTTTGACGGCAGGGAAAAAAGCTTGCGCGGGTCGCAAGTTTCTGGAATTGGTCGCGGCACGCTTTCGTGAGGCGCAACAAACCAGATCAGTAACAGCCTTCGGGCTGGCTTCTAGGGGGTTCTGGCCCCATCACGACTAGGAGCCAGCCCGTGGGCTTTTTCGTGCACAAAACAAACCAGATGGCTATTAAGAAAAAACAAGAAGAGACGGTCGCGGTTCATATCAGCGCCCCGAAAATTGAAACGCTCAAGGTCCGCATTGTCGGCACCGCCCCATACGTCCAGCTCCGGTTTTCGGAAAAGGCGATCAATGCCATGTCGGAAAAAATGATGGCCGGGTCACAGGCAACGAAGAAAAAGGCGCGGGAGGCTCGAGACTTCGACGAGGATTTCCGCCAAGCGCTCCACGTTTCCGACGAAGGGTGGCACGGCATTCCTGCCGGTGCTTTCCGCGCCGGAATGATCGACGCCTGCCGCCTTGTCGGATTCAAAATGACTCAGGCGAAAATGTCTGTTTTTGTCGAGGCCGATGGATTCGACAAGGTCGATGCCGTCCCGCTCATTAAGATCAAGGGCAAGCCGGAACCGTCCAAGATGCACGTTCGGAATGCCACCGGAGTATGTGACCTCCGCGTTCGAGCGAAATTCTGGCCATGGTCGGCGGAAATCCGAATCAGCTACGACGCTGACCAGTTCTCCGCGAACGACGCGATCAACCTCATCAACCGGGTCGGCGCACAAGTCGGGGTTGGCGAGGGTCGCCCGTTCTCGAAAAACTCCGCCGGCATGGGCTGGGGCACCTTCCGCATCGAAGATTGATCGTCAATGCCACATTGCAGGCTGGGCAAGGCCAGACGAGGTCAGGCGCGCAATCGCATGTTACGGCAGGCACGGCTGGGCGAGGCCGGGCTTGGCACGGCGCGGCACGGCAGGCACGGCCAGGCAGGGCAGGGCGCGGCCAGGCGCGGCACGGCAGGCGGGGCATGGCACGGCGGGGCTCGGCTTGGCCGGGCTAGGCACGGCAGGCACGGCTTGGCTCGGCGCGGCGGGGCACGGCGCGGCGCGGCAACACACGGCGTGATGGGCATCACTATAAAAGGCCCGCATTCTCCACTATGAAAACGAAACCAAATGAAACGGCATCTCTTGAGGAACTCCTTGGGAAGATCGCGCAGAAACACGGCGGGACATTGACACCGGAACAGGTGCTAAAAGCGGCGGCTGCGAAAAGCTCGCCGCTTCATCAGCATTTCCAATGGGACGACACGGAAGCCGCGAGGCAATACCGCTTGATGCAGGCCGGCCAGCTCATCCGCCGCGTCCGCATTACCTACTCCCCGAGCGAAGGCCGGGAATTCCGCGTGCGCGCCTTCGTCAACGTCACACCGGAAGCGTGCGAAGACGAAAGCCCGCGTGGCCATTACGTCTCTTTCGAGACGGCAATCGGAATCCCAAACTATCGCGAGCAACTGCTGGCAAATGCGCGCCGGGACGCTGAGACTTTCAAGCAGAAATACGCCACGCTTGAAGAGGTGCTTCCAATCATCCAAGCCATCGACGCAGGCTTGGCCCGGTAGGCCCGCAAAGGCTCGACTCGTCATGGCAGGCATGGCAGGGCGAGGCTCGGCATGGCACGGCACGGCGCGGCAGGCATGGCGAGGCACGGCGAGGCAAGGCATGGCACGGCGAGGCGAGGCATGGCAGGCAAGGCGAGGCGCGGCAGGCATGGCTTGGCTCGGCACGGCGAGGCGCGGCGCGGCAAGGCAGGCACAACACGGCGACATGAGCAGGTCTATAAAAGGCTCACTTTACCTCTTCCATTGCGACGAGAACCTTGAAAATGCACGCTGCGACGACTCCAATCACCTCGCAGTCCCAAAGGTGATTGGGCGCGTGCTGTTTGGTTAGCTCCCATCGCCACAAGCCAGGTTTTACCTCCCGCTTGCGCTCGTTTTGCATCTGCGCGTGGTAGTTCTTGGACGCATCCACCGGCACTCCGAAATTGCCGCTGCCCATCAATGCCGTGAGCCGATCCTTGGCTAGCAGGTTAGAAAATGGGATGATCTGGTAAGCTTGGCCAGCCGACGAAATGCAGTTAATGTAGTCCCCGAAGATCCGGCGATACTTCTTCTCTCCGTATCGCTTGACGTAACCGTCAACGTCCGCGCCTTTGGTGAGGTTCCAAGGTTTCGGGTCGTTCGGTGTCGCTGACTTCATCGCCTCGTTGGCAACCTCCTCCTGCTGGTATCCGCAGTCCACGAACACGCACCGGTTTTCGACGCCGAAACGCTCTTGCAAGTATCGCACGTTGTCCCATGTCTCAACCCGTCCCTCCCAAAGTAGCCGGGACTGCCCGCCGATCTTCCATGCGCGGATCCCAACCCATCGGTGGCCCTTCTGGTTGTCCACGGTCATAAAGCGGAAGTCCTCCAAGTCCCATTTCGCGCCTTCGTGGAACTCATTCTTTGAATACGGATCGCCGGTGTCGGTTAGCCTGGGCGTGTCAGACGGCGGCGACCAGAACGACGCGAAACGCTGGGTAATGATTTGCTCCAGCTTCTCAAGCTGCCCGTTCTTCTTCTCCTCGTTGGCGACGATCCATTCTTTCACAATGTCGCTCCACCGATAGCGCCAGACGGTCATGAACGTAGCCCGCAACGTCATTCGCTCTGGCATGAATCGCCCTTCGTCCCACACCGGGCGGCACTTTGCCCACTGGCGGCGGTTGTATTCCGTATCCTCAAACTCGGTCCCGCAATGCGGGCATTTCAAGCGGACGGTGGCGAAGATGGCCGGCCAATCCAGCTCTTCGTTGCCGTCGCGGATCGTCTCATATTGGAAGTTCTTCCAGTCGAAAACGGAACCGGTCGAGCAATGCGGGCAAAGGTGTTTAAGCTCATGCCACTTGCCGTCCTTCGCGTGCTTGTGCCACTCGGTTCCCTCATTCCCGCCTTGGCTCATCAGCAGGTTCTTGCGGTTCCATCGCCCGTGATGGCGCTTCAGCAAAAAGCCAATCATGCCTTCATCCCATCTCCAGCACTCGTCGCCCGCCGTGTTGACCATCGACTTTTCCTGCAGGTCGGTGACGTTCGCGGCGCCGGCGAAGAAATTCATGTGACGAAAAATCACTGAATCTTTTTTCCAGTTGGACCGCTCCGGCCCGGTCGGGATGTAGTCGCGGGTCAGCGGCGAAGTCTGCCAAACTTTGCGCATCCGCGACTCCATCCAGTCCTTCACCATGTCCGTCGTCTGGCCAATGACCAGAGTGTCGCCAGGGTCAACTGCCACGATGCGGGTACACCACGATTCAAGGATCGCCGTCTTGCCAAACCCGACGCACGCCAGAACCGCAATCTCCCGCACCTCGGAATCCTCCAGCCAGTCGAAAATTGTGCCGTGCGCCGGCACGGCATCGAGCGAATATCGAGCCCCCTCCGGCGAGTTCGGGAGATGCACGTTCTCGCTTACCCACTCGCGGAGCGGCATTTCTGGCGGCGGGCGAACACCGAGCCGGAAGCCGTCAAGGTAGGGTGTCGGGCGCATATTGCGAGAGTTCCACCAGCTTCTCGCGGGCGTATTTGTCGATGGCCTTTTTCACCTCGCCTGCCGGTCGGCCAGCAAGGACCGGCGTAAGGTCGCTTGCCATCTTAAGCATAATCCCTTGAAGGACGAGTCCGAGTTTCTGGCCATCGGCACGCTGTGCTTCCTGCGAAACGTAAAGCCCGCGCTCGACGTCAAGCTCTAGCTCCTTGAGATTCGCCTCCGCTTTGAGCTTCCGTAATTTGACGCCAGCCAAGTCTTCCGTCGCTTCTTCCCGGTCCCGCACCTTTGACGCTCGCGCCATCAGTGCCTGTAGGTCGTAAACGTTTACGCCTTCCTTGCTCCATTGGCGGATTGTCCGAACGGTCACGCCGGCTAGCTCGGCCAGTTCGGCTTGCGTGCGGTCTCCTTTGGCGTGCGCTCCCATAGTAAAGGGGTAGTGAGGTTCGAAAGTTGTCGTAAAAAAAGAGCGGAATGCGCCTTAAC